ATACCAAAGGGAACGAATGGAAAGAAAACAGGAGAGGAATAGAAATGGGAAGTAATTGGAATAGCAGACAACCTGCGAGAGATAAAGACGCATTGAAAAGAATAACGAGAAGATATAATAATTGGAAATCTAAGTATGCCGATTCAGACGGTAATTGGAATGAGGCGAGGGTCAAGAATTGGTTTGAATCGTTGCCTCGCACTATCGCCGCCCGCGAGAAGGCATTTGTAAAGGAGATGAAGGAATGATTCCAATTTGTGCTAAGTGCAATCAATCAATCGGCTATTGTTCTATGTATTCTTGTAAGAAGGTGGAAAGATGAGTAGTATGAGAAGGGATTATCAGATGCAATCTATTGTGCAATATCTAAAATATAATAGTCCTAAGACTCTTAAGGAAATTATCAAAAATGTTCGCACTAATACTATGTATGTTGAGGGTGGGAGAAACATCCGTAAAGACAAATACAAAATTTGTAATCCAATTCAATTTACTGTGCATCAATTAAGCAACCATGCGGCACGAAATAAGAATATGGAGAAAGTGCCTAACACACGCCCGACCGAATGGAGGTATGTCGAATGATTATTTATAGAGATTATTTTCCTTTCAGCATTACGCCCGAATCCTTAATTATCGGTGCGGGTAATGTAGTGTCGTGCGCGATGAATGGGGGTATTTCATGGGCTTGTTAAATGGTGCAACCTATGGGGATAAATTGACGGGTAAAGCCGGACAGATTTTGACCGATGATAACCGCCTTTACTTGTCGGTTGTTATGGAAGCAATCAAGCATAAGATTGACCCCGACTCGGATGACCCCGAATTTGAAGCAGACATTACTGCGGTCATTGACGAGTTATCGGGTGATTACATTCAAGGCATGATGCTATCATTGGCTATGATGCTACACAGATTCCATTCGGATAATGCTCTAAGTAAAGAAATAACGAATATTTATTCTGCATTAGAAGTTATCTTAATGGAAAAGAAAATCGGGGGAGAATTATGAGGGGGGTTTGGAATGACCGAAGTATGGTCGCAAAAATATAGGCCGAACAAATTAGAAGATATGGTGGGGCAACATCAGTTATTGAGTGAATTTGATTCATTTCTTGATACAGAAGAAGTGGGAACGCTCAATAGCGACCATAATATGCAACACTACTTGTTCTATTCTCCCGAAGCGGGAGTCGGTAAAACCACATTGGCGAGAATCATAGCCGAAGAAATGGGGATGCAATTATTCTCATACAATGCCTCGACAAAGCATGAGCGGGGTATTGACTTCGTGGAGAATGAATTACTCCCTATGAGTAGGAATGGTAATTATCGCCAAATCTATTTGCTTGACGAAGCAGACCAATTAACCCCTGCCGCACAGTCGGCACTAAAGGGTGTTATAGAAAACGCTCAAGGTTATTTTATTCTGACCTGTAATGATTTGTCTAAGGTATCTCGTTGGCTACAATCCCGATGTAGGACACTTAGGTTTGAACCGATACCCGAAGATGAAGTAGTCAATAGATTAGCCCATATTGCGGCTAATGAAGGGGTAGTGTTGAAAGACTACCGAGCATTAAATACAATCGCCAAAGCACACAAGGGCGACTTACGCAATTCGATAAACGCACTACAAGCGTTTGCAGGTCTTGATGAAAAAGATGGTGAGCGATTTTTATTGTCGCTTGCGCCACAAGAAATAGACGCTAATTCTTTTCTCAAGTCCTGTGTAGCCGAAGGCGACTACGAGAAGGCTATGACCTATATTGGCGACAGACCAATACGACAAACAATAAACTCCATATTTTCTTATGCGGTGGATAGCAAGGCTAAACCTGCGGCCAAAATGAAAGTCATTGAGGCGGCGGTTCAGTCGGAACGAGATTTGCTTATCGGTGTTGATGAAGACATTGTGAAGCATAACTTTGTAGTGATGTGTTGCGATACATCACAGTTATATACCGGAGAAAATGCGGAGAGGATAAGCAAACAAGGTGTATTGTTATGACCGAAGATATGTTAGAGAAAGTAGCGAAGACTGTTGGTGTGTCGCCCGACACACTTAGAGAGAGGGCCGGTGAAGTGTTTGAAGCACAAAGCGCGGCGTGGCTTAATGCAGGTAAAACAGGAGAGGAAGCATCGGTGCTTGCTCTCCGTGTTGCCGCCCGCCAAATAGCCAATGAACAAGCCAAACTGCGAAGAAGCGGTGCGACCTTATACGAGGGAATGTTCGTTCATGTTCCAAAGGCTAAGGAATGGGGCAAGATTCTATACAATAAGATGCAGGGTCAATTGACTAATGCGACTGATGAAGTAAAGAATACTTTGATTGAGAATGGTTCTGTTGTTATCTTTGAGGACAACCACGATGGCTCTTTTACTCGATATGCGCGTGAGGATTTCTTCGGTGCATCCGAGTCCGAAGTATCAGACCTACCGAGAGGAACACAGAAGTTAGATGAAAGCACACACTATTACATTGTGTGGGATTCAAACAACCCGACCTTCCCATCCGGTGATAAGAATTTCAAGTATGGTGCGGCTCGACCACATGATGAGCGAGAGCGCACTTCACTATTCTTTGGTCGCCCTCAAGGTTCTAATGGCGAATGGTCGCCTATCGTAATCAAGGGTAGCGGCAATTCAGCAGATGTGCAATTCCCGACCTTTACCACAGGAACAATCGGTGTGCGCCCCTCAAGAGATGGTGCAACAGGTTATCTAACGAGAGTGTCGGAATTTACAGAAGATGAAAACTTAACCTCTATGTTTTCTTCTCCACCATTGGAATTGATGCAGGAATTTTTGCCCGATGATTTCCTACCTGCTTTGAGTAATCTCGGAGAATACTACGACAATTACTACGGTAAAGATGGTTGGTGGGATAGAATCTGTGGTGTAGTCGCAGAAGTAATCCACATTGACCCGCGAGATAATGGCGGATTTATCATGGTCTGTTCAGACCCCGATATTATGTCTATGGCTGAACCGCTCGATGTGTATGTTCCGGCCTCACAATCTCATTTGGTTGATTTCGCGGTCGGCACTAAGGTTCTATTGACCGGACAGGCATGGAGAACCCGCGAGGGTGATGACCGCATGAGCGTCAATGGTTGGTGGGCTTTCGATAAGATAGCACCTATTGTTGCATCACCCGATGTTGAAGACGAGGGGTGGGATGCGTGAGCGGTTGGGGTCAAGCGGCCTCAACCGCCGCACCTGCTAAGTCCGAAGCGGCTTCTGCGAAGCCTATCTATGGCGAAGACTACTACCGCCAAAGGTTCGCTAATGTGCGCTCTCAATCTGTGCCTGTGAGAATGGCTCTCGTTGGTGCGGAGAACACCGTTAAGACGGGTTCAGCATTGTCCTTCTGTGATACAAATAAGAAGGTTGTTATTTTTGATATAGACAATTCCGCTAAGGCGACAATAGACCACATTTATCCCGACAATGAAAATATAATCTGTATTCCTTTGCACGATGAAACCGATGATTCAATCTTCAATGAGGATAACACAGTAAATTATACTGCGCTTCTCGACAAATTGAATTTTTACATCAACATTCTCGCTGATGATATTAAGGCCAACCCCGATGACTACGATGCAGTAATCCTTGATGGCGGCTCGACATATCTAAAGTGGTGCGAACACGCTATGACTGATTGGTTGATGAACCGCTCTAAGAATCCTGTAAATGTTGAAGACGGAGAGAAATTCAATCAAGCCGAATGGCGAGTCCGAAACAAACTGTTCCGAGATACGATTAGCAGAATCCACAGTCTGCCTGTCGCTAAGGCATTCTTTACCTTCCATCTAAAGAAGATTCAAGAGTATATGGATGACGGCACAGGCAAGAAGGTTCTAATGACCGTTGGTGAAAGACCGGAATGGGATAAAGGAACAATGAGATATTTTAGCCAGCAAATTTTCTTGACTCGATACATGAAGAAGGCCGACCCTGCCGCCGGAGTCAAGGGCGATAAGAAACTTGCAGAAGGCCAATGGGTCGTCAAGGGAACAGTCGAGGAAATGAAGGGTCAGAACATGGAATATGTTGGCTCAACACACACTATCCTATCTGTTAATGACGGTAAGGTTGAGTGGAAGGGCTATCCGTTTGCGTGGTGATTACATGGCTGATTATTTCATTTGTGCTACTGATAGCGGCTTGAGCATGATTGCTTATGCCGAAGTAGCGGCTATCACTACCCGAAATGTTGGTTCTTCTGTGAGATACGATATTCACATGAAGTCCGGCACTATCTTTACCACATCAGACATAACCCAAAGACTCAAGGAGATGATGGAAGGTGCAGATTAAAATAGACCGTAATAATTTAATCCGTCTTCTCAAGAAGACTCAACGCCCACAAACCGTTGCGGGTAAGAGTATGGAACAAGTCTATGGTTGTATGATTGAAATATCAACCCATACTGAGCCGGAGATATACACCTGCTCATTAGTGAAGGATGGTGTTACTTCTGTTTCGACCTTTAGGGAATACGCAGAAGAAATAGATGGAGAGGGTCAAATCCCTGTGCCTAACATCAACGATTTGTTGGGTGTGTTGTCTATGCACAACACCCCTGTTAATCTAACATACACAGACGGCAAACTTCGTATCAAGTCGGGCGGCAAACAGACTACTTTAGCGGTGTCTGATAATGCTTTAGCATTCCCGCATTCACCGGATATGTTGAAGGAATGGAACGAGAAGTCAAAAAGGATAGCGAGTAAATTTCTCCACACATCAAGCGAAGACGACTCATGCCCTACTTATACTAAGAATAATGGTGAAATTTTAACGCCTCTTTATCATGTTAAAATCTCCGCCAATGTTCTCTATGAAGCATTGAGATGTGATGGTATCAACGGGCAGAAGTTGAATAATTACACATTAAATTTTAAGGAAGATGATGGGTTGTATGTGCAGGTCGGCAACGAATTGAAAGGACAGACAGAATCTTTAATCTATGAGTATTCGGGATTTTGGAATACACAGACTACTGTTAATGGTGGTCTTGAGAATGTCTTGAAGCACATAGACGGCGAGATTGCTCTATCGGTTTTTGACTTCACAGAAGCGAACATGGGCTATCCTGTGGTAATCACTACGCCCACACATGAGTTAATCTATCAAGCGGCTAATTTGGGGGAATTAAATTATGTCCGTTGAGATTACTAAGTTAGCGGAGAATGTAAATTTGTCTGATAAGACAATACTCCGACTTCATGTTGAAATTAAAGACATTGGTTCGGATGAAATCTCATGGATTGACCCCGATACAGAATACGAATACAGGGCGAAGTTGGTTGTCGTTAAGCGAGAACAAGACCCGTTGTATAAGGACAAGGATTGGCTATATCAAAAGTATGTAGTCGAAGGTTTGCCTTGTTCAGCCATAGGAAATATGTTTGGCTTATGTCCTATGTCTATATACAAGTGGCTTAAGAAATACAACATACCAACCCGCCCGCGTGGTGGGGGAAAAAGGGTATGATAATTGAAAACATAAACGGAAGAAATGTTGTCGTAAGGCACAGGGATGAAGACGGGAAAAGAATAACCACTAAATTAAGTGCCTATCCTTATTGCTTTGTGCGAGAGGAAGATGCGAAACAGTTGAACCATTTTCATTTAATGGATAAAGGCGTGTTGATAGACATAGCGGCTATCGAACATGGTTTTACAGGTCTTTACGGCGAGGCACTAAGCAAAGTATCTGTGTATCACCCAAAGGATATACGAGTAATTAGAAATAATTTCCAGCACACATGGGAAGCGAACATACCTTTTGTTAATCGTGTGCTTGCAGACAGAATAAACAACGGCGAATCTCCTATCAAGAATTACGAACACCGCAAATGGTATCTCGATGCCGAGTGGTGTCCGGCCACAGGAAGATTAAGGGTTATTGTTGTTTATGATTCCTTCACCGGAAATGAATATGTGTGGGCGGTTGTTCCACATACTCAACAGACTTATTGGCCTATGGGTCTTACTAATGAATTGGGCGAATATGAATATAAAATACCCGCTAAATTATTCTATTCCGAATCGGGTATGCTAAAAGACTTCGTGCAACACATGAACAAGCAAGACCCCGACATAATCACAGGATGGTTCGTTGTCGGTGCAGACATTAAGCAATTTATTACTCGCTTAGATGCTAACGGTATTGATGCTCGCTCGCTATCCCCTATGAATCGGCTACGCTATTCATACAAGGATTGGGCGCAACCGATTGTCGGCGTGAATTGTATTGACTTGATGGTTGGGTTCTCTAAACTATGGGAATTGAAGAACGGTAAATTGCCTTCGTATGGATTAGGTGATGTGGCGCAAGAAGTCTTAGGTGAAGCGAAGGTCGAATTGCCCGATGGACACGACACATACCATACCGATTTTCCGCTCTATGTGCATTACTGCCGACAAGATGTGAGGCTTTTGCCCCGCCTTGATGAGAAAGTAAATGCCCTTGATTATTACACGGCATTACAACACTTAGTCCAATGCGATATACGCTCAACACCATTTATCACGAAGATGTTTTCTTCATTGGTGTTGGCCGACCCCCTGTTCGATAGGAGAATACCAACAAGCCCGCAATTTGAGAAGGTGGATTATGAGGGCGCAGATGTAATGGAAGTCAATGCAGGTCTGTATGAGGGTGTGGGTATTCTCGATGTAAAGGCCATGTATCACAGTAATGCTTCGATGCACAATATATCGTGGGATTCTCTCGATGAGAACGGCGTTGATTGCGGCAACGGAACGAAATTCTCAAGAAAAGATAAGGGGCTTTTAATTAGACAGATGGATTACATGACTAATCTTCGCAATAAATTCAAGCAATTGATGAAGGATGACCCACAGAATTATTCTCGTTGGGATTGTATGCAATTTGCCTGTAAATCTTTAGTGGCTTCTATGTATGGTGTGTGTGGTGATTCTAAGTATGGAATGTATCACCCCGAAGTGGCGGCGGCTATCACATTTACATCAAGACAGACGCTATACAAATTAAGAAAGGTCGCAGAAAAACAGGGCTTAGAAACTATTTACGGACACACAGACAGTATTTTTGTGCGCGGTCAGAATTTTGTTCCGTTTGAAAATAATTCAGAACCCTCGCCAAAGATACGCGAGATAAACGAAATGATGCACCCAATAGAGGTCGAATTTGAAAGATACTGCGACCGTATGGTTCTCATGGCTAAGAACCGTTATGCAGGTAATGTATCATGGGAGAACGGTAAATGGCTTGACGAACCTAAACTTTATGTTAAGGGTATTGAATTGAAGCAATCAAGGATGCCGGAGATAATGAAGGAGTCAATGAAGACTGTTCTTCAAGTATTGGGTGGTGCAGGAGAAGGGTATGTGTCCGGCAATTTACAGGTTCTAATTGAAGATGTATTGAATGGTGAAGAACCGATTGAGAACCTGTGTATGAAAGGCAAACTTGAGCGTGAATTGCACGAATACAAGGTGCTATCCGGCTCGTCAGCCGCCGCTAAGTGGGCTAACGAAACCATAGGCAAGAATTACCGTAAGGGTTCTTTCTTCTCCGTTGCCTTAGATAAGTCGGGTAAATACATAGCATTCGATGACCCCGATGATTTACAAGGCGTAGCCGAAATCGGCAAAAGATATACTGCTCAGAAATTTATTTTCGATAAGGTATCTCCTTATTATGAGGTATTGGGTTGGAATAAACAACCGTTAGAAAACGCATTGAATGGAGTAAGTGAAGTAGCATGGATATAGATAATTCCGTTGATTCTATCGTCTGCTTATCTCTATTTGACGGCATCTCATGTGGGAAGGTCGCGTTGGAGAGAGCAGGTATCAAAATAACACAGTATTATGCGAGTGAGATAGACGCTCAATGTATTCAAGTATCAAAGAATAATCATCCCGATATTATCCATTTAGGCGACATCAACAATTGGCGTGAATGGGATTTACCTAAGATTGATTTAATCATTGGCGGTAGCCCATGTCAAGGGTTTTCTTTTGCAGGTAAGGAACTGAACTTTGATGACCCACGAAGCAAACTATTCTTTGTCTTTGCAGACATTATCAAGCACTATCAACCTAAATATTGGCTTCTTGAAAATGTAGTAATGCGTCAATCATTTCAAGATGTGATTTCATCCTACATGGGGGTCAAACCGATTTTGATTAACTCAAATGTGTTATCGGCTCAAACAAGAAAGCGGTTGTATTGGACTAACATTCCATTTGCAGAACCTACGGATGCAAATAGGACACTTGATGATATTTGGGAAGGACGAATAGGAAAGCCCGCGAGAATTGTTGGTCGAAGATTGAATGAAAGAGGAAAGCGAGATGATTACAACCGTTCAATTCCTATAATTCAGTATCTTGAAGTAATTGATAATAAGAAATCACATTGTCTAACCACAGTCGAAAAAGATTCTTTGGTCGCCTTTGCTGAACAGGGAAGACACCCAAACGCATACGATGACGAGATGAGGAAGAAATGGAGAACATACACACCTGTTGAGTATGAGAGGCTTCAAACCTTGCCGGATAATTATACTGAGGGAATAAGCAATAGCGCACGATTTAAAGCAATAGGTAATGGTTGGACTGTTGATGTTATAGCACACATCTTAGGGGGAATAAATAATTGTTAGAAAACGCATTAAATGGGGTTGGTGAGGTATCATGGATATAGATTTGAGATTAGGTAATTGTCTTCATGTCCTCAAGGAGATGGATGATAACTCTATTGATTCTATCGTCTGCGACCCGCCGTATGGCTTGTCGTTCATGGGTTCTAAGTGGGATTACGATGTGCCGTCTGTTGAGATATGGCGAGAGTGTTTGCGTGTGTTAAAGCATGGCGGTCATCTGTTGGCTTTCTCCGGCACACGAACCTATCATCGAGTCGTAGTCAATATCGAAGACGCAGGTTTTGAGATACGCGACCAAATCCAATGGATTTACGGCGAAGGATTCCCTAAGTCGCTCAATGTGGGTGGTGGTTGGGGAACGCAATTAAAACCCGCCAATGAACCTATTTGTCTTGCTCGCAAACCATTGATAGGTAAAGTGGTTGATAACATGGATGAATACGGAACAGGGGCTATGAATATAGATGGTTGCAGAATAGAAGAAGAAAGCCGTTGGCCCGCTAATGTAATCTTTGATGAAGAAGCGGCAGGTGGGTTGGAACAATCTCGTTATTTTTACTGTATCAAGGTTAACCAAAATGAGAGAAACGCAGGGTGTGATAATTTACCCCTTAAATTAAATGAAAATTCGACCTATGGTATGCAAACAGATGAAGGATTGAGGAATAATAACCGCAACCCCGAAAACAGAACGAGAGAACAAAGGAACAATCACCCCACAGTAAAGCCCATTGATTTGATGCGGTATCTATGCCGCCTAATCACGCCGCCCGAAGGTATAGTCCTTGACCCATTCATGGGTAGCGGCACGACAGGCATAGCCGCTTGTCTTGAAGGGTTTAACTTCGTGGGTATCGAATTAAATGAGGATTATTTAGAAATAGCCCGCCATCGAATAGCACATTGGGGTGATTATGAAATAACAGAATCAGATACATTGATTCCCCAAAAGCGGATAACGGAATGGTTATAAACCAAAGAAAGGAGAGAGATTTATGGAGTCAAGTTATATTCCGCATACTGCGCCATACCTACGGGTGGCTAAGTCATCATACATGACCTATGTAAAATGCCCGCGTCAGTATTATTGGCGATACTGTGCCGAATTACCGAGCATACCGCCGACTGATGAAATGATTAGAGGAACACATATCCACACGGTCATGGAAGAAGGACTAACTGATGGTGTCGAAGCACTATGGAACAAGGCCGCAGAATTAGGCTACGATGACGACAACGGCGTTATGGCTATGTCCGAATTACTCCATGCTATCGCCAACGAGTTAGGCGGATTAGAAGTGGTTGAATGCGAAGTCAAGCACGAAATCGCAGAAGAATATAACGGGCAAAATATTATGTGGGTCGCTATCATTGACGGTGTGCTTCGGCATCCCGATGGTGGTTTGATTCTCGTTGAATTGAAGACAGGCAACATGAATACAGGGAAACTTAACAGGACTCGTAAGGAGTTAGCCTTCTATCGCAGGGTTCTATCCTTGCACCCCGAATACAAGAACGAGGAAATAACTCATTTCCTTTACATTACACCGGACTACATCGTGCCGGATGTATATGCGTCAGATAAACTCCTTGATGAGATTAACAAGCGTGGTAAGACTGTATGGTTGGGTTCTGAATATGGCGTTGCTATCATGGAAGAAGTATCGTCAAGGACAGTTAATGCGTTTGAGAAATCACTTGCTACCACAATTGAAAAACTCCTTAGTGAAGACTACACTATGAAATGGAATGACTACTTCTGCACGACATGGTGCGATTTCCACCTATCGTGCGAAGAAGAAATGTTATTCGGAGATAAATTATTTGGAGATGAAAATAATGGATGAAAGAATGAATGTCTGTGCCGCTTGTAATAGCGAAAGTAATTGGGTTGGTGAAAGGGTTGTGTATCAAGTTACCGGAGAAGAAGGTTCGATACCCGAACAAATACTGCTTATTTCTTGCGAATGCGGCCACGAACAAGAAGCATAGGTGGTGGTATGTTGTTCCCGCGAGAGATAGGTCTTAGGCGTAGCCTTTGCACCAACCGGAATGATTTTAATCGTTATATTTCTTCGGTCAATGGTAAATCATCCTGCTATACATCTCTCTATTTCTATGAGAAGGCAGACTCGCGCCGCTCATGGCGAGCCGATACCGAGTCAGTAGTGATAGATAAGGCTTGGTGGGATTTTGATATTACAGACGATACCACCTTTGACGATGTGCGTTCAGATGTGGGCGAGTTAGTTAATCGTCTTGAGGGCGACATTAGAATTGTAGCCACAGGGCGAGGATTTCATGTTTATCAATTCTTTGACCGACCTGTTCATGGAACAGGTATGGTAAAACACCTTGATAGATACCAACGGGAAATCTCTAAGGGTTTGAAGACCTTAGACGGTGTGGGTAATCCGTCTAAACTCACACGCATACCGGACACATACAATCCAAAGCGGGGTAGGTGGGCGGTAAATATAGACCCTATATTATTCAAGCAAGACCCGATGGGATATGCTATCCCAAAACAACCAATTCCCTCTCTTTCTAAGCACGACCCATTTAGGGGTTCTGAACCAAACGGAACATTCAGTCTTGTTAGGTGGGCGGCTTCTAATCCTTTGCCCGTTTTACCCGTTTTAACGGCGTTTGAGGGCGACATTGGTGGTTCGGGCGATATACCACTACCCCCCTGCTTAGAACGCGCTATACACGAAGAAAACCCACGTCATTTTACACGCATATTTTTGGCTACTCACCTTGCAGAAAACCTGCGTTGGTTTGCTAATCCCGACTCCCTAACTGCCGAGCAAATAGAGCAGATGACTTCGGAGATTATTTCATTCATAAGTAAATTGGGTTGGCGCGATTTCAACGAGGGTGTGAGCCGAAAACATATTAAATCAGTCATTGGCTACGACAACACCCCCACTTGCGCCAAAATACAATCCAACGGTTTGTGCATGGGGTCTTGTTGGCGTGATGATGGAACAAGGAGATGATTAAATGCAAATATTAGGAACGATTAAGACTTGCTTTTGTGGATGGACCGGAGAGGTTGGAGTATTGATGCAACACGGCAAACCAATATGCCCCGCTTGTTTTAGAGAATTAAGTATGATGAGATGTGAAGGTTGTTCAGACTAACCCTTCATATATTCACCTTTATTTTTTTAGTGGTATGTTGATAGTGGATGACCGAGAAAATGAGGTCGTCATAAATAAAATAATGGCTAAATTAGGTGATGCTGATGCTAAAGGCGGCAAAGCCAAAGTCAGAAGACTAAATGCGGCGGATTACATCATAGGCAATCGCGGTATAGAGGCTAAGGAAATAAATGACCTTTACCGTTCTATTCTCGGCATGGGAAGGACACGCACAATCTTAGACCAATTGAGAGATTTAGACGAGGAATTTGACGAGCCTATGCTTGTCGTCTATGGAACAACCCTCAAGCCTTATGTGCGAGGCAAGATGACTAAGCGAGATTACGCTATCGAAACCGCTAAGATGAAGAAGACTATCTTATCATTCAAGCAAACTTTCTATCAACGATTTCCACGAATCAAATACATGGAATTTGCTACGATGGAAGAATTTGTTGATTTTTTAGCGGTGTCGCACACACAAATGGAGATAGTCAAGAAGGCCAAACAACCGCGCCTTGTTGTCGGTAAGCCTCTCGACCCGCGAGTAGCGGCTCTAACACACATACACGGCATCACGCCGGAGAGGGCAGAAGCCGTCTTGAAGAAATTTGGTTCGATACCCAACCTTCTTCTCAAGAAAACTACACAGAAGCAATTGATGGAGATAGACGGGATAACTCGCACGATGGCGAGAAAAATATTAGCCCTTAGAAAAGATTACTCAAATTGAGAAAACTCTTTTGATTGGTTAGCAGATGGGAATGCAGACTTTCTTTGATTAATCATAACTTCGCTAATTCTAATTGCGCTATTTGAATCGTCATCCCCTTCTCCATACTTTCTATACAATTTGACTTCTAATGTGTTGCCCTTTGTCGAAGCACCGGAGAGGCTTTCACTTGGTATGATTGAATAAGTCTTATTTTCAATTCCCGAATTTATACTGATTGCTTTTGTAATATTAGTATCTGTTTCAACACATTTTATCTCGGCATACAAAGTAGCGGTTTTACTGTATTTACTTAATGCGCCATGACTTAATTTTACTTGTAAGCCTATCTCATCTGTGATTACATCAGAACCAACAGTAAATACTCCTTTTATTTCTGATAACACACTTGAAGATGTATCAACAGAAAAATTACCGGCTGATAAACTTATACCTTCGGGTGTTTTGCTTGCCGCACCTTCTGTTGGGATAAAGTATTCTAAACCACCAATTGAACGCATTGAGGAAGCCGCCACACTTGGTCTTGCACCACCTAAGATACCAAATTCACCTTGAGGTGCAAACTTATCTCCATCCATAGCCATACGGCCCTTTACTCTTGAAACAAAATTAGGGTTAAATTGATTGATACTAACTGTTGGTGAATATTGAGAGCCGTTTCCTGCGCCTCTATCACCACTTCCTGCATTCCCACCACCAACAGGGTTTTTGTCGTTGTTATCGCTTCCCTCGCCTATTGGTTCATCGGTGGGTATTATCGCCCCGTCTTGGCCGGAAGAAGAAGATTCGGGCGTAGTGTTTCTTGGTATCTTTGAATTGGCGGGGAAAGTCGGGAAAAGATATGATGTAATACCACCGGCTGATAATGATTCATCACGCTCTAATTCTAAATTAACTTCCTCTATATTTCTTCCTTTGACCGACCAATCTATGCGGCGTATAACCATCGTTTCATCGTTAAGTCCTAAACCTGCATCAGTATATTTTACATAGGTTGCTGGAACATAATTATAATCGTAAGTGATATGGACTCTTGGTGCATACCATTCCGTTCTATCATCTGCGAATGAAGACATTTCTGTGTATTTCCTCATACCGAGAGGGAATATGCTATTTGTGTTGTATGGAGAGCCAAACGAAGTTATGCCTGTAATATCGTGAGCATTCTTTAGAATGTTAGCGTGAGTTGGGTCGCCGCATCTGTGGCGCAACAAAGCCCTGCAATAGTCGGCGTTAAACGAGATAACAATAGAGCCGTCATTAAGAACATTGGTGTTATCATAACTGTCCGGCACTTTGATTTCATAGAATCCGCTTTGAACCGCATCAACTTTTTCGTAGCCACCGGTAGCAAGACTCGCAACCATTGTCGGCGCACCGCCGCCTTTTGCACTACTGCTTGTTGAATAACTGTAATCATAAAGCCCAATTGTAAATTGTGCATCGTCAATTGTTGTGCCGCCCGAAAGATGAACCGCTACTCTTAATTCCTCTCCTGTTGTGCCGCTAACCAAAGGACACTTAGAAGGCACATGGACTATTTGCACCGCATGAGCCAATGAGTTAGCACCATAGAAATAATAATTATCATCATAATTTACTGTGCTTGCGGCTACTGCACTTGCAGAATTACCGTATCTGTTGTATATGTCTGTTGAAGTCTTTAGATTGCCGTTTAGGGCGTTAGACATACCTGTGAAGGGCGCACCGCCAGCCGCGAGGGAAGTCCATGACGAACCACCGGCTACGGCGTTATTGTAGCCCTGTATAGCCCTGTATGGGTCTGCTATGTAGCCATACCTACCATGTGTAAGCATTATGTCGTCTGTGCTTGTATCTCGGATAGGAGATGCCTTAACAGACAATCTCGATTCCTTCAATGAATTATAAGTCTTCTTAGCCAACGCCAACGCTTCTAAATCACCGCTAACTTCGGGATATTCTAATATCTTCCATCTTGTTGTATCAGTAAGTGCCGCTTCGGGATAATCAACAAATGATTGACCGTTTCTGTAATACAATCTAACATGAGATATTTGGCCCGCTATATTTGTCTTAAGGCTATTTATTTTTATGTTATCTCTCGATAAATCGTGGCCGGAATTGTATTTAGGTCTGTATTCTATTCTGCCGTCTTTACCTGCTAAGTAAGAAAATGTAGTTGCTAACCCATTACTATATCCGACACCCGAACCTTCTTTTATACGCTTTATTGTTTCCCGCAAGGTTTTACCCCTACTATCAACGATTGACCCGTATGAATCGTTGCTTGTCTTGTCGTTGTATGTAGTCATGTTTGTGGTGATAGGAACATTGTTAATGTCGAACACAACAGATAGCCTCGTTTGCGGCATCCATGTCTGCATAAGTCCAGCATTCCAAAGCAAGCGGAATTTGTCGCTATCCCAATAAGAACCCATGTTAGGTGAGCGCACGAAGCCGTCAATATCCATCATCAATCTAAGCAAAAATAACGGTGATAAAGTAGTGCTAATTTGTATTGTATCAAAAGAAGATGTTGAAAAAGATGTTGTTATATGGTGGTCCGATTCTGTTAAGTTAAAATATGCTTCGGCTACTTTATTTACTAATTCGGAAGGACTCAAAGCATAATCTTCCGGCACATCAAATGTTGATACGCCGGATAATTGAATCGGTATAGAATAGTTATCTGTGCTACCCCATAACGCCTGTTCTCCCGCAGTTAAGTTTCTTACGCTTGATAAATCGTGAAGACCTATGGGGTATGCGCTTGTTCCAGCAGGGCCAAATTCAGAAGATAAATAATACATCAATTGGACTGTTAATTGTGTTTCACTATCAACAGATTTAATTCTAAACAATCTTTTCATAGTGTATGTTACACCTGCAATAGTTTGTGTGTAATTTGTTAAAGCAGTAGTGGTGTTTTCGATTAACATACCCGCCTTTACGCCTTTTGTTTGAAATGTTTGTGAGGAATCAGTTAATGTATATTCTGTTGCGCTTGCGGATTTAGCACTTAATGTTCCGCTAACTTCTGTATTTAATAAGTGATTATAATTTAAGTATCTTTTAGTTGAAGTTTGGTTGGTCGTGGAATCATTTTTAACGCCTAATAAAATACCATACCCGCCGCTTTCATCAAATCCTTGTGTGCTATCTAATTTTATGAAGAAATCTCCTTTTTCTATGTCGTTAGTAATTATTTTTGGTTCGTTTATCAAATAATCTTTATTGCGGTGAGAGGCATAAGGACTACTTGTGTTTTCGGGGTTTGAAGTCATCTCCGCCCAATAATTATCTATAAGTGTCGGATAACCCTTTATGGTCGCTACAAAATCTCCTAAGTCTGTTTTACCACCGGCAAATTGTCCGGTCTTACCACCATTAGCCAAAGTATTCATATTGAAAAATTTAGAACAATCAATGGTTAAGAAAGAGCCGCCTTTATCTTCCCAATCTTGATATTGGGATAGGTCTTGGTCGCTTCCTGTTGTTGGGGTGTAAAAACCACCTTTACTATTTATTGTGGTGGAAACAAAATCAGTATCAAGATTAAAATATGTGTTAGTGGAAACGGCAGATACTTTATGTAATCCATCGTGGCTTCCGGTGTTTATTAAATGAATATAATCATTAGCGAATACCGAGCCGGTATCGGAAGTCAAGACTCTCAATTTTCCGCCGTTGTCGCTAAGAGAAGATATACTCACTTTATTTTCATAATCTGCCGGTTTTGAGAATGCGCCGTTTGTTGAAGGGTCATTGTTTGAATTGATATTCCAAATGTCTATTTCTTCCCCCAATTTTAATTCGGTAAATCTATCGGGCTTCCCGTCTGCATCAGCATCTTGGTCTGTGTAAAACATACTTACTTCGTAGTTATCGTTTGTAGGATAAATAAGGCCAAAATCTTCTTTTCTGTATGCGCCGTCTGCATCTGCTTTACCATTGTTTCTCATATCCGACCAAAGCAACCAAATGTGTTTGTAGTCATTACTTATGTTGCAGACATGGACTTGTGTTGCTATACTAATTCCTACTTCGGAATATGTTGTATTGTGTGTTTTAGATAGGTAAGATACACCCACTAACCAATAAGTGCCGCCATCATTTACCTTTGCCCGATAAATAAATTTATCGCGTATTCTATTTTTCTCTAACCTACCTTTGTCGTCTATTTCGCCTATGCCGGAATCCGGTATGGCGTTGAATTGGTCTGATGTAAAATTAACTTGTATTTGGTCTGCATTGGCGGTAGCAGTAGCACCTAAGTTTGCGGTAGCAGTAGGGCTTTTTTGTATATCCCCGAAGTGATACTGAAACCATAAAGACTTAGGTAAATCTCGCATCCAAACGGCATGAACCGCTTTACTGTCTAAATTTTTATCTTGTGCAGTAGGTATCGTATTTGTTATACCCCTGTCCGTTGAGAAAGAGCCTCTATCATCTCCGCTTTTTAACCCTGTGTCGCTTGTATATGTTCCAAATTCAGCCCCAACATCTGTATATTTTGTGAAGGTATCAGCAACCCAAATGTGAGGTTGGGTATTGTATGTCGAATAATAATTCCAAATTTTAGTAACCTTTTTTATTTTGTGCAAACCGGCCAATGCTTGTGGTGTTATCTCCCTGCTTGATTTAGTGCCTGTTGTTGATAAATCATAATTAGAAATATAAATTGTATCATTTGGTAGCAATTGTGGGTCTGCATCAAACGCTATTACTAAATTTTCACTTAGAGGGTCATTTGCTGTGGGGTAAGAATCTATTTCATCATAATATTCATGAGTAAGGGTAAGCGGTTTTGTTATCCTAACAAATTTACCTTGACCTGCGTATAAAATTTTAGCGGATTCGGAAACATAACTCGGATTATCAATCGTTACAAATGAATTACCGTTTTCTGTTCCCGAACCAAAAGATTGAACCGTAGCATTACCTATTGTCGGTCCATTATGATTTGTGGAATCTGTTATCTTAAATGTATCACCCGAAGAAAAAGATACTGTTCCGTTGAATAGTATTTTAGTCATAGAAGTCGGGCTTGGTGCATTACTCCATTCTTGTCCGAATCCTAAAATACCTACACCTTCATATTCAGTTTCTATATCATTAGGTCCGTAGTCTGTATTTTCGTTATTATACATTTGGATGGGGTGAGCCGAATTTAATTGTAGTCTTTGGTTTTTTAATTCTTTGTAATCGTCGTCAACATCAAATCCTACTGAATTATCCAATGTTTTTAGGGGGGTTGCGCCGAGATTCATTATGCTTCTCATACCTTGTGCGTCATACAACCAATACGGCGTTTGTGATTCGTCTTCATTTAATCCTTTTTGCCCTACTTCCCATAATGGGATTTGTCTATCAAGTAAAGAAGTCATGTCCGTTGCTTTTAACTCGATTCTTCTATCTTTGATTTCTTGTTGAATTTTCATATCTTCAACAACACCCATCCATGTTGGTCTATCTATCGTATGTGTTTCGTTTGTAAATCCTCTTGTGGGGTTTGTAAATAATAATAAGTAAATATCTGAGATACTTGAGCGATTGAAAAGAGATATTAAGTTGTGCGAGTAATCGGAAGAAGAATCACCGATTGTCGCAAGCCCCCATTCTTTAGCGGGTTCATCTGATAACTTTACAGACAAAGATGATAAACCATTTACCGGTTGTATCATTTTCATTTCTTCTAATGGCGGCAATTCCCTACCGTCTGGATGGTCTGTTAGCGGCCTATACATAGCGGCTCGGTCGAGCATCAAAACACAATTTACATTTGTTTGTGATGATGCCGGTTTGACTTCCATTTCCCAACCATACATATTAGCCGGTGTCGCGCTCGTCAAAGCATAGCCGGATGAATACGAACCGCCGAGAGAATTTGTTGAAGTTATTTCTGTTCCGTCTTGATAAACCTTAAATTTACTGTTGGTATAATCAAGGACAAAATCAAGGTCAATCCAATGCGTTACTTCGTTTGTTTCTGTGGTGCTATCTCCATACTTGAACGGGTGAGTATCATAAGAAGAAAGGTCAATCTCCCATTGGACTTTCGGTGTTCCGGTTAGTCCATCTTCAAGGTCTGTTCCCGCACCGCTTGTGTAGCCGAATTTGACCGTAGCGGTTGGCGTTAATTTACCTTCGCTCGCAGTAGCCCCGCTATATGCTCGCACCGCAAATCTAACTGTAAATACATCATCATCACCAACGCTGTTCAACGAACCGTCATAAGCGATAGAAGGGATTGTCGCACCCTTTGACGAATCGCTCGTATGGAATGACTGCACTACAAGGAATGGTTGCCCCGATGGTGATTTAACGGGCTGAAATACATTTCGTGGGCTTTCGACTGTGCCGCCGTCTTTGTGTGCGTATTCTGTCGTTTCTCCCATCCAAACGCCAGCAAGATGCGCTCGCTGAACAAACCCTGCCGTTTGGGTATGCACACCGGAATTTTTGTTTGTGTCGTAATTTGCTACCGTGTAATTATTCATGGTGGCTCGACCAAAGGTTGAATCATCATCACCGAGAGGAATAATGTATTTTCCTAACGAATCATGCCCGTTAGAAAAAAGAAGGTAAGCATCACTACCGCTTGCATCGAATCGCCATTTGTTGCCGACATTCCCATCGGGATATTGTAGTTGCGCTCGCCCTTCGTATTCGCTGGCTTTTTGTCGTGTGGTATCAAGAGATAGCCATTCAAATGTTCCGCGATTAGACAATTCTTTGGTTTCATCCGATGAACCAATTAAAGCAGTATTATACCCATTATTTTTATTTATTTCGTTGTTAGACCAACGGTAGCGAGGATTTAGAATGGCCTCGCCGTTCATGGGATTTCCATAATGTGATTTGTTTATGTCGTATGCGGCGGTAGCCGATGGGATATTGTCGTCATTGGCTATGGCTCTCGCACTTGCGAAGTCATCGTAATAGGTTGCTAACCAAGCACCGTATTTACTATTGACTGTTCTTACCATATCATCACAAATTTATATTGGAGAGGTTTATGTCTCTTGCGACCGCTTCGCTCTCTATCGCATCAAGAATGATGTTAGCCATCTCTCTTGTAGTCATGCCGTTAAAATTATTAGTCTGTATAACTTCTGTGTTGGCTATGAATGTTTCAACGCCTTGTTGTTGAATCTGTTTTACTAATGCACCCTGCACATTACCGGCTTTGAATCCAAAGAACATTTCTTCTCGACTGTTGTTGAATTTTTCTTGTGCATCAGTCGCTTGATTTAATCCATTAGTATAACTATCCACCCATCCTGTATCAAAAGTAGGCACTTCCATATCTGCAAAATTTTCCATGTTAGTCATAGTATCTTCCATCTCTAAATTAAACGGCAATAATTTTTTTGCCGCCGCCATAGCCGCACCCGCTAAAAAAACAAGAGCAAGACCTATACCTGTTAAACCAGCAATACCAATCATTGTTAAAAATACAGCCTGTAATGCCGCCGCTAAACTTGTTGCACCTGCGGTGGCGGCAAATTCACTTGTCGTCAAAGTTATGTTAGCCAATGCAAGTGAACCCGCCGCTATAATAGCCGACCCCATAGCCTTCAATTTAACTCCAAGAGCGGTAATAGAAGCCCATAAAGAGGTCCAAAAACCCTGTTCGCTTGCCGCCGCCGCAAAATTAGTAACGGCGAGATAAGTATTTTTAATAGCGTTACCAATAAGCAAACCTCCTTTTGCAGTTAATAAACCGATAGTTAATACCATTTGACTTATCATCGGTGCAAAGGAAGCCGCTAACATTATCATAGCGACCATCATAATTTCTGAATTGTTCGCAAATTCTATTTGTTTAGGGAGTAAATAATTTATGTTTTCCCCAACAACCATCAACACCATAGACAGAATCATAGCCACACCACTAAAGGCCATCGAAGCCGATACCGTTCCGCTCAAAGCGTGTTGGTTTCCGGTTAAGATTGCGCCTTGTTCTCTTAACTCGGCATTCATTTGGTCTATTTCGGCGGTAAGTCTTTCCTGTAACAAGACTAAATCTTTAGTGTGGTGGGCTATTAAATCAACCAATGTTAAATGCTCTTTTTCTAAAGCGTTTATTTTTTTCATTGTTCCGGCTTCTGCATTCTTTGTATTGAGTATTTGCTTTTCTATTTCTTTTTCAAGATTTTTAATGTCCTTATTTACCGCAGTTAATTTGTTCATTGTTTTTTGTTTTTTCGCTCTTTTCTGTATTTCAAAATTGGTTTGTTTTTCTATTAACAAATTTAATTGTTTTTGTTTTATCTCAACACTATTTTTCTTTAGTCTATCGTCTAACATTTTATTTCTTATCACACTTGTTCTTGCGTTTATTTGCGCTAACTTCGCAGAAGCCTCTTGCTTCAAATTATTTATCGTCAATTTTTTCGCTCTCAAATCTTCTTGAGCGAGAGTAACTGCATTGTTTGTTTGTTGCCCCATAATAAACGCTATTTGTTCTCCGTTAATCGCCCTCATAACCTGTCTGAAACCGGATAGCGCAATTGAAGCGGCATAGATGTTTAGGTATAATTGGAAGAACGGTGCATAGATATTCATTATCACAAGTCTTGCTTCGTATAATTCTTCTAAGAACCCACCTATTATTGTTCCTTCAAATGCACCTATGATACCCTCTATGGCGATAAGCATATCCTCTTGTGCTTGAAGGGCGGCTAACTGTGCAGGTAGCAAACGCTCACCGATTGCGGCTTGTAAATTTGTAATCCTTGCTTCTGTCTGTTCTATTTGGAAAGCGGTATTGGCGAATAGGTCAGCAAGATAACCTGCGGCCTCTCCGTTTTCTTCCATTACTTTTCCGCTTTGCTCTTGAGCCTCATTGTAAAGCATATTTGCTCTTTCAAGGTCTTGCATCAAAAGAAGCAAACGAGCATAATGTCTGTTACCGGCCATAGTCTGTGCGAGAGCCTGTTGTTGTTGGTCGTTCATTTGATTAAATGCTGGTGATAAATCATTGAGAATCTGTTGCATCGGCCTTAATTCGCCGTTTGCATTGTGTGTTGCTACGCCTAAATCTCTCAAGGCTTGTCCTGCACCGTTAATATCACCACCGACTCTTGCGTAAGTAAATCTGAGAGCCGTTCCCGCAGTTTCAGCACGAATACCACGCTCAATCAATGTCGCCGTCATAGCGGCCATAAACCCTATGTCTTCTCCGGCTAATCTTGCTACACCACCAAAATGATTCATGGCTTCGATAATTTCCGGCATACGAGCCGCCGACCTATCTTCAACGCTGTTTAGTTGGTTTAGTGTATTGGCTACAGATGCAGTTACTACATCTCTTTGTTCCATCGAGGATAATAGAGCGAATTGAGCCTGTGTTAAATCGCCTGTTACAAGAGCATTCTGTTGCATTAGAGAAATTAAAGCCTGTTGTGCTTCTGCACCGCCCATATCACCAACGAATCCGAGAGCCAATCCACCCCTTGTTAGTGGCTCGACAACACCCGGACCGTAAAGAGCCTGTAATTGCGCCGCCCTACCACCTGCGGCTAATGCCTCATCACCTACGAAACCAAATTCAGCACCAATAGCCCTAACACTTTGGGCCATATCATCTAATTGATTTGTGGTAACAACGGTAGTATCAAAGAACTTCTCAAATTCAATGGTCGCAATCTCGACTTCTCTCGCAATAGGAATAACCGCTTGTTCTATTTCGATTATTTGTTGGTTTAACTCTTGTGCGCTTTCTAACACACCGGAAAGGGCATCAACAAAAAGACCTTGAAGTGCTATGGATGCGGCTTCCGCATCGTGAATAAGTCTGCTCGCTTGGAATGTTCCTACGAGGTTAAAGAATAACCGAGAAACACCACCACGAAGGACTATCATGGCTACTGCCGCAGTAGCCATAACCCAAATTGGAGAAAAGAAAAGGACCGGTTCTATCATTCACCCACGCTCTCACTATTTGCGGCCTTAATCGGAACACCGCTTTCGCTCATCATTTGAAATAAATCACGGTTGTTATTTATGCGTTTGCGTTCCTCTCTCCTGCGGTCGCGCCTTGCTACGGCTTTCTTAGCCGCCGCAGAACCTTTTGCGCTTTCTGATGCTTCGTTTATTCTCTCGCTCATTTCAGCCGCTACGAGCAAGTCTAAATTGAGGCTTTGCATACCGCCTTCTTCTTGGTATCTCCAAAAAAAATCTGAGGCCGTTTGGCCCTTAAACGCCATACACAAAGTTGGGGCGGCGTGGGCCACTACTCCAAAGGGGGCGCACCTTCCGGTGCTATGGTTTCATCCCCTCTAACAAAGGCTAAAACGCGGAGTAATTCTTCTGTGTTTAAATCATTGATTGTAACATCTTCTGATAGAATACAGTTAGGAAGCCACGCATCTATTTGGTCGGCTATTCCACACCCTGCTTTATCGAGGGCATCTGAAAATTCTAATTGTTGGTCTTCGGACCATGAGGAAGGTTCGCCAAAGTGCCTAAAATCTCTTAGGACTCTTGCTTGCTTACTCTCAAGCCTAATCTTTTCAACACCCGATGCTTGACGCACAAGTATTTTTCTTTCATCGTTCAATTCAATTTCCTTTTGCAGAACCGGCACTTTCACTCACCTTCGCTTTCTTTTTCTTTGGTGCGGCCTTCTTAGCCGCCTTTTTCACTACTTTTGGTTCAACCAAAACATCTTTGACTCGGCCATTGATAACTTTCTTTTCCCAAAGGCCGTGTTCGTCTTCATATCTTTCAGTCATTTATCTCACCATCATTGGTCTTCGTATGTTACATTGATAACGATACGATTTGAATTTTTGTTTCTCATGTAGTCAATACTAACTACATCATCACCCGCAACAAGTGTGCGTAAAAAAGTCTGTAAATCTGTGTTTGCAGACTCAATAGTAGTCTTAATCTCATGCACCGTCATTTTGGCGGGGTTTGCGATTGTATGACTCATTTACTATTCACCTTTTTTATTTCATCTTGGTTACCGACCCACCTTCTCATGTCCGGCCCTACTCCTATAAGTCCTTCCGGCCATGTTTTAGGTGATACTTTACCTGCTTCCTTACACATTTTTTGAAGTCTTTTCAAGTCTTGTCTAACCATATTTACACTACTCCGCAACACAAAGAACGAAATCACAAGCGGCAGTATCGGCTTGAAGTGTAATGTGAGTAAGTGCGGTTTGGTCTGCGTCAAACCTAATACAAAATACGCTTGACGGTGCAATTTTCAAAGCGCACAAATCACTACCACTTGCGGCTTCTTGTAATGTAAGAGTTACAAAATTTGAAGAATCTCTATTTTCAAAATAAATACCGTCTGCTTGTGCTACGCCGTAATCAGACATAACATATTGCACCGAACTTGTGCCTATGTTACCTTCAATCTTAAACGCATCACCCGATGTAAAAGATTTATTTCCGCTTGCTTCGGAAAACCCGTTAGCACCATCACCGCCCGCTTGGGTAAATGTTGCCGATATAGTATTATTTCTCGCCATTTTTAATCACCATCAGTATGCGCTGGATTGTAGGTTATCCCCAACCATTGTGCAAGTCATGGCTTTAGCCGCACCTGCTGATACATCGTCATAAAGAGCCGTAAAATTGACGCTCATTGTATTTGTATCTCGACCACTTACTGATGCTTCCGGTGCTTCAAAGAAGACATGGAAGAACTCAAACTTAATTGAATCAGAACCGGCCTCATCAACCAAATGTAATTCAATTGCAGAAGTAGCACCGGATGGGTTGTCTTCATCTCCGTCAGCCGCAATTAGGCTTGAGTATGTAGGAGAACCTGCGTCAGCAGTATAGAGGACTTGGTTAAATTCGATTGTTCCTGTGATTTCCCTTCGTTGCTTTGGCGGCATCCTTTGTAGTGTTGATGAACCAAGAGCATAAGCGTTATCTGCATCGTGATTTAGGTTAATATCAAAAGAAAAGGACTTGATAGTAGCAGTAGCCGCACCACCGGCAAACTTTACTGTTCCGTTTGAAAAGTAAAGTGCGTCAAGAGCCGCACCGTTATAGGATGGGGTGGCTAATGTTCCAACGGCAGATTCAGACTTACCGTAAAATCCTGCGGTCATCATAGCGTATTCACCAACGGTCGCGCTTACATTTAGTGAATTAGCACACATACCGGTGAAGGTATGTTCCTTTTGCTCACGACCAATACTTAGAGTAAATGAAGGGTATTCATGGCTTGTTGAATTTGGCTCTTGCATTGTATGAGTATAAGGCACACCGCCACCGCTTACAGTATCAGCAGGGAAAAAGCCCGAAAGGACTCGCCCTACGAAATCATCCACTTGTATAGCAAGGCTAATGTCGCCTTCGCTGTATTCTTTACCGGTTACCGCCTTTGACGAAATCGGCCTACTCATGTCTTCACGAACCATCAAATCAAACTTGTGTCCGATTGATTCTTCATCCACTTCGCCGTATGTTGGTGTTCCGGCGGGGTCTGTTCCGTAGTCGGTTTCTTTTTCAATACCAACATATCTGTTGAGGAAAGTATCTATGTTAGCCATATAATCACCTATTATTGTATAGACGCACGAATCATGCGACACTTAAAGGTTATCACCTATGCCTCATGTCTATGAGCCTTTGATAAGTAAATAGCATTTGGTGGGTGCAAACCGTGTCGTCATCATCTATTTTCACATCTAATTCAGATGTATAGGAAATAATACTGTCTGTCGTTCCTAAAACGCCTGTGTTTGTGTAAATTTCATCAAAAACTTCACCGAGTATATTTATTCCTTCACGGTATGCGTCTTCGTAATTTGTTCCTCTTGTTGTAACTAATACTCGCACATCGTAATTTTGTCTAACTTTTGTGCCGCCTAATGTATCGAATGACGGAGAATCTATGTTTTCTATCAACACATGAATAACAGGCGGTAACATTTTTGTTAATCTAACCATAGATACATCATAACCATACACGATAGAATCATTATCAACCTGTGTTTTCAAATACATTCGCTTACTATTTTTAATCTGATTAACAATGGCTATACCCATACGAGATAGCGTGTCCTGTGCAAAATCAGAAGGCATCAATTCTTCGGGTGTAAATGCCCCAAATTTACTGTAATATACAGAAGCCCATCTTACTGTGCCGTCAGTATTACCCCATGATACAGTAGCACTTGACGAAGCCGAACCTGTTACTGAATAAAACACAGTATTAGTATCGTCATCGTAAATCATTTCTCTTGCGTATAATTTACCATTCCCGCTTGAATCGAGAGTTAATCTAAGGATTAAATCTATTGCCTCATCCTCTTGCTTTGTAATATCTAAACTGCGTGTAGTTACTGTTGTCGCGCCGACTAAATCTAACTTATCTCCATTACCTTTAGACCTTACTTCGACTCTATTTGTTCCGTTATCAAGAGCCATAAGCACCGTTCCAGCCGCCGGTATATCTGCGGTATCACTAAAAGAAAAAACGGCTAATAATGTTAAGTCATTTTCGTCTGCGGCTGGCGTAATAGAATAAGTGGTTGATGATGTAGCCAACCAATAATCGCCCGATGCAGAACCGCCGCTACCGGTCCAATCATCATTAAATGAACCGGATAGTGATGTAGGGTCTGTGCCGTTCATACGGCTATTCCAATATTGAGTCTTAGTTGCTACGGCCATTATCTATTCATCTCCGACAATACTCTTTCACTTTCTCTTTGAAATGCGTTTTCGATAGAAGCAATATATTTTTCAAATCTTTCTTTTCCTTTATTTTCCCAAGCAGGGCTTTGGTAACCTTTTGGTATTACATATCTTCCTCGACTACCTTTACTTTGTGTAAATTTATTTGACCTTCGGCCTCTTGATGCACCCCGTATCAAAGTGTGGCTAACAGGGTTACCTTTTGTTGCTTTTACATACACACCCTCCCACGCTGGATTTTTAGGAACGGTTGGCTTTCCTCTCTTTTTACCTGTATAATATAGGCTTGGTATATCTGCACCACCGCTTCCATCATGTGCATAGAAACCGGTTTTAACACTAAACATTTCTTGACCTGTTCCACCCATAGAAGCAAAAGACATAACGGGTGTTGTTTCCATTTTTTCTGCGTATAATTCATCTGCTAATACTTTGTAAAACTCAGCCCAAGAGCCTCTTACAAATCTTTTTTGGCGAATAAGAGGTTTTGCCGTTCTTTTTAAAGCCCTTTCATATTTGACTTTTTCTTTTTGTAGGGCTTTGTTCAAAGCATTAACTACTTTAGTCGCTATTTTATTAGAAACTTCTTTAATTTCTTTACTATAAGCATTAGGGAATTTTTCATCCACTTCTATTTTTAGCATAATATCACCTTCAATCAACCGACCCTAAGTGGGCCAACCGGCGAAGGTTCATTGTGCCTCTATCACGAAGACTTGAGCCACGCAAAGAGCCTTCTGTTCCCCCTGTTTGAAACATAGATTCATCTTCAAAATAATACGAAGCCGCTAAATCAGCGCATATTTCTCTAAGCACATGAGCAAACTCTCCTTCTTCAACGGTTACACCGTCTGCATGGTCGAATGAAATACCGGCTACTCCGGTTAAATCATTAGACGATTTACCGGTCCATGAAATAGAATCACCGTCAATATTACCGTTACCGGCAGAAGAAAAAGATGCGGCGGAAGTCAAAGTAATAGTGTTAGCACCTGCCGATACTCCACCGCTAAGTGTCGTGCTTGCTATTTCCCTTGACGGCACATCACGGCCATAATCACGGAAGCATTGGTCTATGTCTATTGTAGCCCTGCGTATAGCCGAAGTTAATCGTGTGTTAGCCTTATCTCGCTGGCCGCTATTTAAGCCCAATCGAGAGCCAACATCACTTATAGAACAGTAATAAGCCATTACACAACACCGCCACAAATCCTATCATTACCACATAAAGCATTCGCTTCTGTCGTTTGTTTATGGTTGTTAGTGTCTTTTCAACATTTGTGAGGCGTTTTACCACATCTCGACACCATGCGTTCCATTGGTTTTGGTCCATTTTATCACATCTGCGTGGAAATACCCATAGCACCTGCTACAATTGCGATAAGGGCTAAAGTAATCTTTTGGGTGTTAGACATATAGGATGCGATAAGACCGTTAGTAACTTCTAATTCCGTAGCCACTTGAGCCAAACCGGTTTTCATATCCATGTTAGACTGAACCAATTGTTCGATGAGTCTTTCATGTCTTTTTGCCGTTTCTTCTAAATTATCTAATCTTAATCCTATTACTTCGTCAGACACCATCTTCACCCATGCTTGCTTCAAGTCGGGCTATTAGGTCAGCCTTCTTGCCCGATACGGCAAGGCCCTTTTCCTTTAGCATAGCCCTCAGTTCAGCAACATTTCGGGACTCCAATGTATCTTCGATAATGTCTAATTGCTCCTTTGCTTCTTCAACCTTCTCTTTAACTTCATCCATAGAATCAATGATTTCGTCAAGGCTTATCTTACCATCAGCATTCAATGTCTGATACTTTTTGTAAGCCCATACCGCAATACCCACAAGGGCTAATCCGGCGACCAAAACCACTTCTATGTCGTCAAGGAGAGATGTTGAATCGCTTACGCAATCTAAACAATCCTCGATTATTGTTGTGTTGTTTCCCTGCATTTATTCACCTCTTTCGTAAATTATCTGCGTCACGGCTGAGAGCGGAATCACACTAAATGGCTTGGTGGACCCTACCCTGTATATCTTGTAGCCGTGAGGTGTTTCTTCAATGTTTATATTTGTGTATGACTTTTCCGGTGGTTTATACACAATTTTACCCTTGCGAAGCACCCTGTCTTCGGCAGACATATTACTCGATTCATCGTAGGATATTTAAGTAGTGGGTATCAATATACC